TTGCAGATCCAGTAGTTGCACATTGACTTGCAATAGAAGTATTTACAGTTTCTGTTCTACGTTTGACACTTGCTTCGAAACCAAGTTCTGTAACATTTAAATTTTGTGCTGGGTCGTTTGACTCTAATTCACACCTAAATTTAAATCCTCTACCAGTATATTCTCCGTTGGCAAAAGTGTTAAATTGAGAAAAATTAGCCCCATAAGTGCAAGCTGTACCGCTTGATATAGTTGAACTTGTTGCAGAAGTTACAGTAAATGTATTTGCAGTTGGAACTGTTTGGATTTCATAATTTCCATCTGTTGCTTGTCCAGCAGTAAAATCTATAACAACAAAATCACCAACCGAATAGCCATGTGAACTCTTAGTTATAGTAATAGTTGTTCCACTCTGTTCGTAAGTAGCTGAAACTGAAGTAGCTGGGTCTATATCAGTTGTGGCAACAAATAATTTAGCATTTACATCTTCACTTTGCGTACCATCAAATTCTGTCCAAGTATCTATAAGGGCAGTTCTTGAATCAATTAAATCATTAACTAAAAGACCAGATGTAACAAAATGCCTTTTCAAAGTTAAATTAAATTATGTAAGATACTGGCTTGAAACTATTTGGTTAACT